GGGCGCCGCAGCCTGGCCGAACAGCAGGCCGCCGCGGAGCCGGCAGGCGCGGAACTAGGCACCTATAAAAAACGCCTGGAGGAAATCAACGCCGAGCTGGCCCGCCGCAAAAATGGCGAACCGGCAGCAGCGGCGACCGGCAGTAGCGCCGAGCCGGTGTTAACCAGTGGCGGCGAATCGACAGCCACGGCGACCGAGAAAGCAGCAGCACGCGCAGCGGCCACCATCCGCGATCAAGTCGAAGCCCTGGCCGTACAGTCGGAAACCCTCGGGTACACCAGTTCGGAACTGGAAATTTACAAGCTGCAATTGGCCGGCGCCACTGACGAGCAGATACGCGCCGCCCAATCGTCCCTTGCGCTGATTGAAGCGTATAACCAACAGACCGACGCGGAAGAGGTAATGCGCAAACGCCGGGAGGCGTTCGGCACCAACCCCGCGGCGACCATTACCGGTAACGTCACACCGCTACAGGGCGGGCAGTTCGATACTCAGGCGGCGCGGTATGAGGCCGAAGCAGTGGCCGAACAAACCCGCTATGCAGAGCAACTGGAGCGCCTGCGCCTGGCCAAAGAGGCTCAAGTAGAAGTCGAGGGCGGCTATCAGGCCTTAGAACAGCAAATGGCGCAGACGCACGCCGATAGACTGCTGCAGATCGAACAGGCCAAAAACTCGGCGATGTTGGCGTCTGGCGCCAACCTGTTTGGCGAATTGGCCAGCGCGTCGGCGACCTTTGCGGGCGAACAGTCGGCGCTGTACCGAGTAATGTTTGCAGCATCCAAGGCGTTTGCCATCGCTGACGCGGCGATTAAGATTCAACAAGGTATAGCCAGTGCGGCAGCCCTACCATTCCCCGCCAACCTGGCCGCCATGGCGAGTGTGGCCGCGGCGACGGGTAGCATTGTGTCGACCATTAGCTCGGTCAACATGGCGGGCGGTCGTGCAATGGGTGGTCCGGTTGAGGCCGGCAGCATGTACCGGATCAACGAAGGCGGGGCGCCTGAGGTCTACAACGCCGCCAACGGCCAGCAGTACATGCTGCCCAACCAACGCGGCGAAGTGGTTGTCGATTCGCCGCCACTGGTTAACACCGGCTCGGCGCTACTGCCGGTCGCCGCTGCTGCCGGTTCGCCATTTTTGCGGCGGTCAAGCTCGGCGTTGATTTCCTCCAGGCGTTTTTTATAGGTGCCTAGTTCCGCGCCTGCAGTCTCCGCGGCGGCCTGCTGTTCGGCCAGGCTGCGGCGCCACTCGTCAGCTTTGGCGCTGTTTGGGAATTGTTCTAGCTGGCGCTGCAGGTATTCGACCGACGCCCCCGAAGTGGCCGCCGTAGCGCCAAGGCCTTTAAGTTCCTCCAACTTATCGGCGATCTGTATTTTTTGCAGGCGTAATGCTGCGTCACCCAACGCATTAACGGAACCCGTTAACAGGTCAACAGGCGGCTTGGCTTCTGTGCTGGACGTGGCGAACATCGCCAGGGCGCCCGCGGCAAGAAATATCACGCCGGTCGGACCACCCAGGAAACCCATGGCGGTGCGCAGGCCGGCCATTACTGTTGCGCCGATACGCGCGGCGGCGTTAGCTGTCGTCTGTGCAGCGGTCAGGGCTACGGTGGCGGTCGTTGCGCGTGCTGACGCCGTGGCGAGCGCCTGAGCGGCTGCTGCGTGAGTTGTTAGGCCAACTGTAGCTTGGGCGGTGGCTTGCGCTTGCATCAGGGCGTTTGCTGCTGCAGCCGCCTCGGCTTGCGCCAGGCGCAGGTTAGCGTCTGCTGCCCGCGTAGCTTGCACACTGGCGGCCGCTTGCGTGACCAGGGCCGCGGTGTAACCCGTCACCGCCGACAATAGTCGGGCGCCGACTACTACGGCCAGGGCGGTTGCCGCCGTGGTGGCCGTAGTCAAAAAGGCGGTCATTTTTTCAGAGTCTGCGCCAAATTCCTGCATAGCGTTGGCGGCTGAAATAATCCCATCGGTTACCGCCTGCAAGCCGCCGGTTTGATTCTCCAGGCTGACGAGTACTGTAGTCAGGGCCGTGCGGCTACGGACCGCGGCGTCTGTCAGGTTGGTTGACATTTTGGCCGCGGCGTCGGTGTTGGCCTCCAGGGCTTTGCGTAGACCCTCGGTCAAATCCTGGGCAGTCAGTTTGCCGGCGGCCCCTAGCGCACGAATCTCGGCGGCACTGCGCCCGCTGGCGCTTGCCATATCGTTGATAACGGTAGGTAGTGCGCTGGTGATTGTTTCGTATTGGTCCGCGGCGACCTTGCCGGTATTTACCGACTTTGACAGCGCCGATATCGCAGCCTCGGCGCGTTCGGCTGACGTGGCGTTTTTCACGAACGCGAACGACATGGAATCGGTAACATCTAACGCCTGGCTGGTGCTGTAACCCATCGACCGCAAGCTATCGGCGGTGCGAATGTACAATTCCTGCGCTTCGCCGAGGCTGCGATAAGTACCGTTAGCCGTGGTCAGTAGGCGTTTTTGCACCATTTCAAATTCGGCTTGGGAAGCGGTAGCCATCTGCACCCGCTCACTCATTTCCTGATATTTCTGCACCAGGCCGGCCATTTCGCGCAACGCACCAGCGGCCACAACAGCGCCGACAGCGGCTGCCAGTTTGCTAAGCCCGCCACCGAGGCGCTGGGCCTGCTGGTCGGTCTTATCCATGGTCTGCTGCAGCTTGTCGAAACTCTGGTCAATTTTCTGCTGTGCGGCCAGGGTTTTGGTCGTTTCAATGTCGACGGTGTAAACAATGGAGCCGGCATTCTCGGTCATCTTAACGGGCCTTATTGATTGCGGTTAGGCGCTCTAGAGCGGCGTCCAATTCGGCAGCAGACGGTGCGCCGGGTCCATTTTTAGGGCGTGGAAACTTGGCGCGCATGGCCAGCACAAAGCCGGTTACCGTCAAATCCCACGCTTGATCCTCACTAAGCCCCAGGTGCGCGATGGCTGCGGCCACCAGTTCGCGCGGCTCAAACACCGAGGAGTACCCGCCATCGTCAGGGCTCGGCGGCTGTTTAGGCACGACACCGACCACGCCGTGACGAATTAGCGACTTGGCCAGGGGCACCAAGTCAGCCGGCGGGATTTTACCCAGTATCCAGGTGCCGTAACGGCTACCCATGCGACCGGTCAAGTCGGTTATATCCTCGTCTGTGCAAACCTGCAGCACGTCAAGCGCCGCGTGAAACTGGTCCCGCTTGTCGCCGGCACCGTGCAATGTCGCAAAGGTGCCCACCGCGTCGTCAAGCTGGCTCATTGCATAAAGCGATGGGCGCAGCAGCACGTCACGCCCTGGTGCGTGAATCCCAATTTCGCCGATATCAGTCAGTATTCGCATGTGCGTGAGTGTACCCGCTACCCGCAACAACAAAAAGCCCGACACTTGGTCGGGCTTCCTGCAAACCGACAGCCGTTTAGCTGACAGTGACCGCTACGGTGTCCGTTTTGGTCGGGTCGACAACACTTGCGACGGTGATAGTCGCCGAGCCTACCGCGTGGGCGGTGATCAGGCCGAACGGGTCAACCGAGGCAATCAGCGGCGCGCTTGACTCATAGCTGACCACTTGTGAGGCGCCGGACGGTGCCACTACAGCCGCTAGCTGTTGAGTCTCGTCAACATCCAACGCCACAACGTCAGGTGTTACGGTGACGCTGGAAGGTGCCGGGGCGTTCGGGTCCGGGGTGTCTTGTACGATCAGGCCAAAGTCGGACGAGGCCGCGGCGGCGCTGAAACTGAAGGTCACCACGTCATCATAGGTCGCCGAACGCGAAAGCTCGGTGATCAGCATGTACGCGATAAAGGTCAGGTCGGGGAAAGTCATACGGACCCAGGCTACCGGCTGATTGGAGTACGCGGCGCCAGGGCGCACGACGTGCTTAGTCAGGACGGTGAATGCCGACTGTTCGCCGACCGCGGTTGCCTGTTTGGCCACACCGTCGCCCGAGATTTCGAGGGTCTGGAAGGTCGCCAGGTTTTCGCGCAGGTTGTTGGGTGAGCTGTCAGAGCTGGCGTCTGCAGTATCCCAAGTTAGGTTAAATTCCTTTGTGCGCAGCGACGCGAAGGGCGTCCACACGAAGTCCGGGTCTACTGGGTTGACATCGCCACAGGCGAAGCCGTACTCCAGCAGTACGTCACGGCCTACATAGCCGGGTAGTTTGCAGCCCATGGGTAGGCCTCCTAGGTGAGAATTTCAAGGTTTAATTCGTACCATGAGCGGTTTTCTGTTGTCCGCCCCGGTCCGATTATGCCACCGATTACAGCAATTTGCGCGATCCCGCAAGTTTTATAGTCCGTCTTTAGCCGCTGGCACATAGTCTTCAAGGCATCTTCAATGGTCGCCATCGCGCCGGCCGGGTTACCTTGCGGACCAAATACCAGTAACCGCACGTTGCTAGCGTCAAGCTCAACACCCGCGCGCTGGCCGCCCACCACCTGCACACTCACCAGGCGCCGGGTTAGGTTGCTGGTGTTATCGGTCACCATGCCGCGAAAATAATCAGCGTCAGCGGGCGCCAAGCCGGGGTTGGTTTTAAGCCAGGCGATCAGCTCGGTTAAATTGTTGCTCATATCCGCATAGCCCTCATCACCGCGTCATTAATGGCGGCCTTCGATTGTTCAAAGCCCTTGGCTAGAAACTCCGGTTCGGCGTCGGGTTGCCACATTACGCCGCGGCCTGGGTCGTTGGGATCGCGCGGCGTGTTCTTGCCTACGTTGGTGCCGGGCTTGTCATGCACAGCCGCGGCGTAATTGGCCGCATAGCCGAATCGACCATTCCAGCCGGTCGCCGTTTTGGTCACAACGCGGTAACGGCTGTTCACTAGAAAACTGGTGTCACGCGGCGTCAGCACGTCAGCCGCACCGCCGCCAATTATCAGCGCCTCGGTTAACGCCCGCTGCGCCTGAGGTCCGCTGATCTGCTGAATGGTGGTGGTGATCCGCCGCCGAACCTCTTTGACGCCTTTAGCCGGCATATTTGTTATTTATGTGGGGGATACCCCGAATGCTGTTGGCGTCGATAACCCGCGCGGTAAAGGTCGTCACCTCGTCAACAGCCGCCGATATGTCGATAGCTTGGAGCCCCCAAACTTGGCGGCCGTCTTGGTCGACCAGTTTGAAAATATCACCGTCGCGAACAGCAGAAAGGTAAATCTTTTTAGGGTCGCGCATTTAGGTCACCAGTTTAAAATCGGGAGTGTCCCCGTCAAACATTGACATATCCCAATTGGTGCGCGCCCGTATTTCCTGCCACGGGGCGCCTGGGGTGTTAATCAAAATCTGATCACGGTACGCCGGCCGGGCGTCTTCGGTGTAGATCACGTAAGCGCTGACAAACTCTATGCCACGCCCAGCGGGTGCGCCAGCCTCCCGGTACTCTTTCGCCTCGGCAGTCCACGTGCAGGCGATTTGATACGGGGTGCCGTAAGTGATCCCGCCAGTCTCCCCGTCTTCGCTCACAAACGGCTTAACCTGGGCGGTGTTAGTGTAGGACCATCTAGACACTGATGACATTAGCAGCACGCCCCGCCGGTCGACACACCAAAGAACGCCCCGCCGCCGGTAGGGTCTGCAGGGATCAACGCGGTAGCGCAACCGGCAGTGTCCAAGCCGCGCAGCAGCGACAGCCCGGCGTCGTAACGCTCGGTCAGGCTGCGATATTGGAAGCTTTGACCGGCGCCGGACGGTGCGCGCTGCGAAGTGATCAAGCGATCACCCTGCACCACACCCATAAGCCCGACGGTGTACAGCTTGATCAACAGCGCGGCCCCGTCATCGTAACCCGCACCGATCAGGCAGGCGTCAATGCTGTTGGCGCGGTCGACCATTATTTGCAGCATGAAAGCGGGCACGGTGATACCGACCGATGCCAGGTATTCGCGCGCCTGTTCAATTGTCAGGTCCATAGTTTAGGCCTTTGTGATGTCTTGCGTCACAGTAAAGCCGCCGGCCGCAAAAGTATACTTTTCGCCGTTGCTGTCTAGCGCCTGGGCGTCGTAGAAGTACACCCCTGGCGGGATGTTGCCGGACGGTACAAAGTGCACGCGCCCGTCTAGGCCGCCGGACGTAATGATGCCGGTCATTTGCTCTACCTTAGTCGAATCATCCTCCGGGGCTTTGGACGGGTCGACCGTCAACTTAAACGCTGTCCATGCCGCGATGTTGACCGGCGCATCGGTTGCCGCGTCGGAAATAATCAAGCCTATGCGTTGCGTGTCGCCCCGTGTACGGGTGATTTTTATGGTGGTGGCCATCATGCGACCTCTAGGGTGGTTAGGATTAAGCCGGTGGCGGCTGTCAGGTATTGCGCCGAGCCATCTGCAGCAACGGGCGCGGCATCCTGGGCGCAGTTGTGCGGGTCGTCAATCAACCTGGCGCCAGGTGCTGTAATTTGTGCGGCGCTCAGGTTTTCGTAGTTTGCCGGATCGCCGATATGCGCCGCGGCGCTCAGTATATCGGCCAGTTCATAGAAGCCGGCATTGGCGAGTACCGCCACCAGGGTTTCGGCGCTTACGTTGTCGGAAAGCTCATTCAGCACCGCCGCGCCGACAACTGCAGCAATGCTTGAAGCTGCCAGGCTATCGGCCGCCTCTTCGATTATTGCCGACAGCGACAACGGCACCACGGCGGACGCGCTAAGGCTGTCGGGCTGCTCGGTCAGGTTCGCGTCAACTGTTACAGTCTGGCGCTGTACCTGGGCGTCAGCCGTCACCGTGTCGGCGGTGTCAGTCAGAGCCGCGGCGGTTGTCACTTTGACGGCGGTTGCGGCTCCCAGGGTGGTAGGTGATTCGGTGATGCTGACAACCGACACCAGGGCGACAGTAGCGGCCGCGGTGACCGTGTTTGCAGCCTCAGTGATAGCCGATTGACTCGACACCCCCACGGCGCTACTACTGGCGACCGTGCTAGCCGCCTCGGTGATCACCGCAACAGCAATCACCGCAACAGCC